TGTTATAGAATGTCATAGATTAATGGATCCAAATGATTATTCTAGAGTTTGGAATGATTCTTTCTTGAAAAAATATTTAACTTCATTAATTAAACGTCAGTGGGGACAAAATTTAATTAAGTTCCAAGGAGTAAAACTTCCTGGTGGAATAGAATTAAACGGAAGACAAATTTATGATGATGCACAAAAAGAAATTGATGTGATAATGGAAAAAATGTCCAATACTTATGAACTTCCACCTCTAGACATGATAGGATAATGGCATTAAATCCCTTTTTTCTCCAAGGAACAAGAGAAGAGCAAAGTCTAATTCAAGACTTGGTTAATGAGCAACTAAGAATGTATGGGATAGAAGTTTATTATATCCCAAGAAAATATATTACAACTAAAACCATTATTAAAGAGGTTATCGAATCTGAATTCGACAATGCTTACCCAATAGAGGCTTATCTAAACAATTATGAAGGGTATTCGGATAACACTCAATTATTATCAAAATTTGGTATACAATCAACAAATGAAATAAGTTTGATAATCTCTCAAGAAAGATTTAAAGAATATATTACTCCACTTATAAAGAATTTAGATAATATAAGATTATCGACAAGGCCAAAAGAGGGAGATTTGGTTTATTTTCCTTTGGGTGATAGACTGTTTGAAATCAAATTTGTAGAACACGAAAAACCTTTCTATCAACTACAAAAAAATTACGTCTATGAATTGCAATGTGAGTTGTTTAGATATGAAGATGAGTTGATTGATACTGGTATTGATGAAATAGATGATACATTAATTGGAAATGAAACCGATGGATTAAGTCCTGATGGAATATCTACCATTTTAGGAATAACTCAAACACTAACACTTATTGGCACCGGTGCCACTGCAACGGCAACAGCAAGTATTGTAGATGGTGGCATTCAATTTATCACGGTAACAAATAGAGGTGGAGGATACAGTAGTATTCCAACAGTTGGAATATCTTCAGCACCAGCAGGAGGATTGACTGGTATAGCAACTGCAAGAATGATTGGTGGAATTAATGTTTGTAATCTAAACGTCAATCCACAACTTAGATCGGTTCAAAGTGTCGATGTTGTAAATTCTGGTTATGGATATACAACAACTCCATTGGTAAGATTTATTGGTGGAGGTGGAAGTGGAGCTGCTGCAACTGCATCTATTGGAGATGGTGTAGTTGGTATTGTTACACTTACCTCTAGTGGATCTGGATACACTACTTCACCAACAATTACATTTACAGGTATTTCAAGTGTTTCTGCTGCCGCTACAGCAGTTGTTAGTGCTGCGGGAACAATTACAGCAATCAATATTACAAATTCTGGTTTGGGATATACTGAAGCACCAACAATAACAATCTCGGATCCAAATCTTGGATCAACTGGAAACTTCACATTTAATGAACTTGTAACTGGTTCATCTAGTGGAACAACAGGAAGAGTAAGAACTTGGAACCCAACTACAAATATTCTTGAGGTATCAAATATTACAGGAACATTTGTAGTTGGAGAAAATATAGTTGGTTCAACTTCTGGTGCCTCTCATGCACTCCTAAATGTAGACACAAATCCAACAGATGATGGATTTGCTGATAATTTTGAAATTCAAACTGAAGCAAACAGTATTTTAGATTTCACAGAACATAACCCATTTGGAATACCATAAATAAACATTAACGCAGTTAAATAGTAATATAATAAAATTTTACATATGTTTGACTATTTTTACAACGAAATTTTAAGGAGAACCATTATTTCTTTTGGTACTCTGTTTAATAATATTTCAATACAACATACCGATACGTCAGATAATGTCAGTAGCGTTATAAAAGTTCCTCTTGCATATGGCCCTACTCAAAAGTTTCTTGCAAGATTAGAGCAGTCACCAGATCTTAATAAATCTACGGCAATCACTTTGCCTAGAATGTCATTTGAATTTACTGGTCTTACATATGATCCACAAAGAAAAGTAACGACAACACAACAATTTACTGTTAAAGATCCAACGGATGGATCAGAAACAAAAAAAGCATATATGCCAGTTCCATATAATATGCAATTTGAACTGAGTGTAATGACTAAACTTAATGATGATATGCTTCAAATTATTGAACAAATTTTACCATATTTCCAACCAGCATATAATTTATCAGTAGAACTGATAGAAAGTATTCAAGAAAAAAGAGATATTCCGATTGTTCTTGAGAACATCACGATGCAAGATGATTATGAAGGAGATTTTACTTCTAGGAGAGTTCTTCTTTATACGTTAAGATTTACAGCTAAAACATATCTGTTTGGTCCAGTTTCTTCTGCTACTACAGATATTATCAGAAGAGCAACTGTCAGTTACATTACTGGAACAGATATTACAAATACTACAAGAGAACTATCATACTCAGTTACTCCAAGAGCACTTAAAAATTACACTGGTGATGTAACAACGAACATCTCTTCGGATATTACAACTACAAATACAGTGATTGAAGTTGATGATGTTAGTGGACTTACTACTAAAACTTACATTGACCTCGAAGGAGAAGAGTTGTACATCACTAAGATTTCTGGAAATAAAATTACTGTCAAAAGAGGTCAAGATGGAACAACTATTACCTCTCACCTCAAAGGTGCTCCAATCAAAACAATTACTACTGCAGATAACGCACTAGTAGAGGAAGGAGATGACTTTGGATTTAGTGGTAGTATTTCATGAAGATGACAAAAAAGTATGAAAAACTAAATGAAACATTTGATGTTGATGGGGACATAGTTCCAGTTCAAGCAGAAAAAATTTCAGAAAAAGTAGAAGATAAAAAATCTTCTTCGGATGATATTAAAAAGGATTATGAATATACAAGAGGAAATTTGTATTCTCTGATTGAGAAGGGACAAGAAGCAATTAATGGTATTCTTGAGCTAGCACAAGAAACTGAACAGGCAAGAGCATACGAAGTTGCTGGACAGTTAATTAAGAATGTTGCTGATGCGACAGATAAATTGATGGAACTTCAGAAAAAACTTAAAGAAGTTGAGGAAGAAAAACAGATTAAAGGTCCATCAACAGTTAATAATGCTCTCTTTGTTGGATCTACAGCAGAATTAGCAAAAATGTTAAAAACTGGACTAAATGAAGAAAATAAATAGTTAAAAAAGAACAATGGCAGTACCAGCAGTCAATATTACAATTGAGCAAGGAGCAGATTTTGCTTCAACCTTTACAATTACAAACTCCGATGGATCTGCATATAATCTTTTAAATAATTCTGCTGTTGCCAAGTTAAAAAAATTTCCAGGATCAGAAACATCATATTCTTTCAGCACTTCTATTACGGTAAGCACGGGTAAAATTTCACTAACAATGGCAAATAGTGTAACTAGTACCATTCCTGCTGGAAGATATTATTATGATATATTGCTAACAAACGATACGACCGGATTAAAGACAAGAGTTATTGAAGGTATGGCACTTGTTTCTGCTGCTATATCATAAATAGTTGAAAGTGCCTCAAACAAATGGCAGATTTTCAAATAAGATTAAATCGAGCAAACAACTACACAGTAACTCAGGAGAAAACCGTTGTGGCAGAGTTTCTTTCTGATTTAGCAGATGTTTCAGTACCAAATCTTGCATCAAAAGATAATTATGTATTGACATATAGTGCATCATCACAAAAATATGAGTTAGTTCCTGCAGATCAAGTATTACAATCTGCTGTGGAAGATTCTAATATTCCTGATCAATTTGTTGATCAACTTGACGTTCAACTTGATAATAAGATAGATATGGATGCTGGTGGTTTTTGAAATACTAAATATTATTAGTAAAAAATAATAGTAGAAATGGCTGCACCAGTAATTCAGTTTAAAAGGGGTCTACTAGCCGACCTCCCTGGTTTGAGAGCAGGTGAACCAGGATTCACTACTGACAGTTATGATTTCTATATTGGCATTTCATCAGAAGTATCTACCAACAAATTCTTTGGTTCTCATAGATATTGGACTAGAGAAACAACTTCAACGGGTAGTGGATTAAATCTTGTTGAAGGAACTGCAAATGGTTCGGGATATATTACTTTAAAATCTCCAGATAGTCTTTCTGGTGTAGGAACTTATACTCTTCCAGACACTAGCACTATTTCTGATGGATACTTTTTGAAAGTATCTTCGGATGGTACTTTATCCTGGGAT